ATCAAAACAATCGTTCTCCTGTTCTTTAAGCCATTGTTTAACTTCTTCATCACTTGCCTCATGGCCTAATATCTTACTTACTAATCCATCTGAAGCAGCAGTAAATATATCAGTGGTGTGAAGTGACCATTTAAGTTTACCTTGCTTGATTTTATCGATAAACTTAAAAAATAATTTTTGCTTGCCGTTATGAGTTGAAAGGATCCTGGCAGGAAATCCCCATGTTGTTACTGGTTTCAAAGCTTTCCACATAGCCGCATCATCGTCATGCCAGGCTGCTTCATCCCATACTACTTTGCCACCTTTACTTCTAAAGGCTTTTGGTGAAGAACTTAATGCATGAATCCTCTTGCCGTTTGCAAGCTGGATAACGAGAGCTTTAATATCTTTCTCTTTATCAATTACAACTTCCCCCAGATCCTGAGCGGCAGCATGAAATAGTTTTGCCCACTGAGCGCAGTAAAGAATATATTCTTTGGCTGCTGATTCATCAGCAGAGGTAAACCATACTGCAGGATAACTTTTCGTAAGCATATCTCTTACATCTTCATAACTCTGCACATAGGTTGCACCTATCCTTCGGGATTTTTCCCAGATCTTTATCTTTGAATCATCCTTGAGCCAGTCAATCTGATATGGAAGAAAATATTTACTTTCCTTTAAGGGCATTTTATAGACCTAAAATTTCATGTTCTATTTTCGCTATTGTTTCAGGTTTTATTTCTGTTGACTTGCTGCCAGACTCTTCTGGTAATTCTGCAGATCTTACTCCCTGGAGAGTTTTTAATGCAGATATTGCCTTTGCAATGGCAAACATGTTATGAGCGGAAGGCTCGGCTTTATATTGATCAATAGCCATCCGGACAATTTCTTTTAATTCAACCTGGAAGTTTTCAGTGGTCTCTATTTCCTTTTTTCTCTTATCATCCCAGTTATGATCTGTCTTCCAATTGAATAAAGTCTTCCTGGAGACATTCCCTTTAAGAAGCTCTACTATTGCATCAAGGGAGAATCCATCGTTTACATAGAGCCTCTGAGCTTCCTCATAGAAAACACGAAGCTTAGACATAGGATAACTCCTTTTCAATTTTTGCAATCTTTTCTTTTCTCTCTTTTGCTTCTAACCAGACTTTCTTTAAATCTGTCATAGCCGATAGAGCATGATCAATATCTAAATTGCAAAGATCATCCTCATACGGATTAAGTTTCTCACGTATGGTAATGATATAATTATCAGCTTTGAGTTCAAGCTGCTTTAATTCGTCTTTAAGGACATTTAAACGAGCCTTTAATAATAATATTTCGCTCATGTCAGTTTTTTCCTCTTTCTAAAAGTTTAATCATTTGATCGTGTTTGTCATCAGACCTGGTAAGGAGGCCGGTAAGCAGGGATTTATATTCAGTATCTACTTTTATGTATTCAAATAGCTGTTTAACCATTTCAGAATTCTGAGTTGCAAGCTGCTCATAACGTTTACTTGCCTCATCCTGCTGCTTGGAACTTTGTCGGAAAGTATAAAACCAGATTATAAGTATTGCTACACTTATAATGCCCTGGCCTATTAAATCAACAATTTTAGGGTTTAAGGTTTCCTGCAAGAAAAACTGAGTAAAAAAAAGCACCGGGATAATTCTATTAAATAATTGCATGCTATGAATCCCTTCAATAATAAAAGTTTACTTAAAATGAAAGTTAGAATTATGGTTCAAGGAATTAAAATAAACCGTTTAGTAAAGCCTTTATTAGAGAGTACTTAATGGGTTCAATAGGTTTGCATGTAACGATAAGAAAAAATATTCTTTTTGAGTTGCAGATGCAAATTATAAAAAATAAAGGTTTAAAGTCAAAATGCCAGTGATAAAGAAAGATCTTTGGTTTGGTTTAATCCGGAAGGGTACTTTTACGGATAATAAAGGGAAAGAACAGGTTATTGATGATAACCGTCTTGATAAAATAATTTCTTCTACATCTGCCAGGGAATACCAGAATAATGAAATTCCAATTGTAATCGGTCATCCGAAATCAGACAGCCCTAAATGGGGATCTGTTTTGAAAAGTGATATTAAAAAATTGGGAGAAGTAATTGTTGGTAAACCAAATAAACTTGTAACTGAATTCCAGGAATGGGTTCAGAAAGGTTTATATGATAACATCAGTATTGCTTTAAGGCCTGATCAATCAATCAAACACATCGCATTCCTGGGCGCACAGCCTCCAGCTATTACCGGTTTACCTGCGGTTGAGTTTTCAGAAGAGGAAAACTCAGAGATTGAATTTTCCGAGATGCAGCAATATCAGCTTAGCGGCTGGTATTTCTCAGATCTTGTAACTCTACTCCGTGGACTAAAGAATTATTTTATCGAAAAAGAAGGACTTGATGCAGCTAATAATATGATGCCCGAGGCTATCATGACTGAATTAGCTGATGCTCCTCAAATTTGGCCCGTCTATGATTCGAATAATTCATTTTCAGAAAATATAGTTAAGGATACAATTATTATGACTCCTGAAGAAATTGCCGAAATGCAGAAAAAAAATAATGATCTGGCTGCCGAGAATTTAGCTTTAACCAATAAAGCAAAAGCCGAGGCATTAAAAGTTAAACATGATGGTTTTATAGCATTCTGTGAAGCTCCTGAGATGCGTAAAAAAATCAGTCCGAAGATTCAGCCGGTTGTTATTGCTTTCATGGAAAAGTTTGAAGACTCAGAAGAGATCTGTTTCTCTGAAGAAGGTACCGAGAAAAAAGTTTCTGCTATTGATGAGTTCAAGAATTTATTAAAGCAGCTTCCGGATGTAGTTGAGTTTTCTGAAGTCGCTACAAAAGATAAAGTTAATGACAAGGAAACTAATACTTCAAAAGAAGTAACGACAGGTTTGAGGATAGCAGAAATAGTTAACAAAAAATAAGTAAGAAGTTTAATGACTTTATTTAAGTATTGGTGATAGGCGGGCAGGTGAAATTCCTGCCCATGATGGAATTTCAATTAATTAATTTTTTTTAGGAGATCAAATGAATAATATCGGTGTTATAGAAATTGACGGCGCAAAATTACAATTCTTTTCCGCTGAATTTGATGTTATAACCATGCCTACAACAGTTGTTTCAGGATCAGGAATACTGAAGAAAGGGACAATTTTAGGAAGAGTAACTGCTTCCAGAAAATTTGCTCCTTATAATGCTGCTGTTGATCCACATGACGGAACAGAAGTAGCCAGAAGAATACTTGCAGAAGATGTCGATGCAACTGCAGCTGATGTCCAAACATCTGCATTCGTAACAGGAGTTTTTAATACAGCAGCTTTAACAGGTCTTGATCAGGCTGGACAGGATAATCTTGAAGATCGTTCGATTTTTGTAAAAGACCTGGATTAATTTTTTAAGCGTCGGCATTGGCCGGCTGATCAGAGATAAGAAGTTTCGATAATAAAATTTTGTTTAATTAAATATAAGGAGTAGGTAATGCCTCCCCAGATAACAACATTCGGATTCATTACGTTAACTGAATCAGTTAACAAGATAGTAGTTCCAAATACTTTCGTAAGAAGTACAGTTTTTAACCGCAGAGTCTCTACTGCAGCAACTAAAACAATTCAGGTGGACATCATAATCGGAAGCAGAAAACTTGCTCCTTTTGTAAAAAGAGGAAATCCTGCAACCATGTTAACTCAGGTTGGTCAGAAGACTTCCTTAGTTGAACCTCCTGCAATAAGAATGAAAAAATATTTAACCCCTGAAGATCTTCTCTTCAGCCGTGCACCCGGACAGAGCATGTATGTTGTCGGTTCCGGTAACGGAGATCCAATTGCCCAGGCAAGATTGGAAAAAATCGGCCTTGAACAGATGGATATGAAAATGAGAGCCACCAGATCGGAAGAATGGATGTGCTGCCAGGCTCTTAGCTCAGGCGGGTTTACTTATAAGGGCTCTGAATTTGAATTCACCATTGATTATCTCATGCCTAATGCAAATAAACCTGTATTAGCCGGAGGTGCAAAATGGAATGTTTCAGCAACTGCTACTCCAATCGATGATATAACCAACTGGAAAAAACAGGTTAAGAAATTAACCGGCAAACTGCCGACCAGGGCAATCATGACATCGGATGTATGGGTTCAGTTCCTGGCTTCGCAACAGGTTCAGAACTATTTGAACAAATGGAATATCAAACTTGGTGAAATCAATACCACCGCAGATCTTCAGACCATGGGTGCCGAAAAAATGGGAAGGATCCTGAATATTGATTTTTACACCTACGATGAATTCTATGATGACGGCCAGGGCAACATGACAAGCATGATCGGCACTAATAAATTCGTCCTCGTATGCGATGCAGCTGATTATAGATTTAATTACGGTGCAATTGAAGATCTCGCTTCCGGTACCGTAATAGGTCAATATTTCAGTAAAGACTGGATCGAAGAGGATCCTTCTGGTTATTATATGTTGGTTGAGTCTCATCCATTGCCAACATTGAATGAATCGGAATCAGTTATTTCTGCAACGGTTGTATAAACTAAATTATTTTCTTCATCTCTCCTCTTAATTGAGGAGAGATCGTAATTGCAAGATGTGTTGAGGGGTAATAAAATAATAATTAAACCGGAGTTGAAGGTGAAAAAAACAGTATTATGCATGATGATTTTAATAATGGGGGTTATGTTCACGACCACTCCTATAATTAAAGCTCAGACAGTGGTTACTCAAAAGGGAGTGGAAGATTATTCTGCCAAGACAAGTAAGAATTTTAATTTTTCCGGTACACTCTATAAGAACGATACAACTTATACATATGGAGTGGATCTTTCCGGATTTCAGCCTGTATTCGATTTCAGCCATTATGTAACATATAGTAATGATTCAGTTAAAGTGAATTATGTACTACAGGGCTACTACAGTTACATCGCGCACTGGGCAGATCTGAAAGCACTTGGAGTTGACAGCCTTAAAAACACATACTGTGTTTATTCAGATTCCATAAAATATAATCCCGATAGTTTAAGGGTTATGATTTATGGAGATACTGCAGCAATAGGTTCGAATATAGCCAATGGGAAAGCAACTATTTATAAAGGTTCACTTAAACTTCCAAAAAAATACTAACCGGAGATGATGATGAAAAGTTTCTTCATATCCACAATGGCAGTGATAGCATTACTTACGCTTCTGTTCATTAAACCGGTTAAGAATATTCTTAATTATTCAGATTCACAGGTTAAAAAAGAATGTGTTTTAACTGCAGACCAGGTGCAGCCTCTGGAGGTACCACAATCTACAGTAATTAAAAACCATGAATTGATGCCAGACCTGAAACTGAATACTCAGGAGAAAGTTAATGCCGGTATAAATGGAAAGGAGGTGGGGCTTGTCCCCAGATTAAATGCAGCAAGATTTATTTATTCATCAAATCAATTTGCATTTAATAATATAAAAATTTTCAAACATGACGGCAAGCCGGGGGGACTTTAAATACCTTCCTTTGCCAGAATGAATAAGATTGTTAAACGTTCTTAATTTTATTGAAAGATAGCAGTTCCGGGTTCGACTCCTGAAGCTGCTACAAATCCAGTGCTTGCCAAAGCAACTAATCGTGATGACTCCGATTTGTGTAAGTCTTGTGGGCAAGCCAGGAATTATAATTGTCTGGAGTTCCCGGGGAATATTCAGACTTGAAATTGTTCTTTTGCACATCCAGGCTGCAAATCAAAATAAAAGCCGGTATGTCTAACATGAATTATTTCCCCAGGGGGCGGCTTGAATAAAGCCGCTTCTTTAAGAAATAAAAGTTCTTATTAAAATTGAAAACACACATAAATAATCACATATAAATGATCTGTGAGTATACAGTGTTGGAATCCTCTGGCTGGCCGGAAAGAGGATTTCCGGCAGCTTAACCATAGCGTATTACCGGATAAATAGACCGTGACTATGAAAAAAGCCATAAGGGCCAGGTGAAAGCAGATCGAATTGAATCTTGTTAGTAAGGTTCAAGAATAAAGAAAAAAATCATGAAGAGGTACACGGGCCTCTTCAATTTATTAAGGATAATAAGTTAAATGTACTGTTCATTAAGCGATCTAAAAGAAACTATCAGCCTTTCTGAAATCATCAATCTTACAAATGATGATAATAGGGACATTAACTCAATTGACCTTACAGATCCACAAGATCAGGTTATTATAAATATTAATAAATGTATTAAAGATGCGTGTACAGAAATTGATACTGATCTGGGAGCCAGATATAAAACTCCGTTTACTGCAGTACCTGATCGGGTTGTAACATTTGCTGTTGAAATCTCAATTTATAATCTCTTCTTAAGACGCAGACGTCAGATTTTAGATGATACAGTTATTACCAGGTATAAACAAATTAAAGATCAAATGAAAAGGTTGGGTGATGGATTCGGAAAATTGGAAGGTGCACAATTAATTACTGAAGGTACAGCTGCTTCAGGATCTGGTGAATTTTTAGGAAGCAAGACATCCAAGGATAAAATATTTACAAATATAATGTTAAAAAAATATCTATGATAGAAGTTTTAACATATCCAGCAGTGCAGGAATATACCAAGAGTTTTGAAGCAGAAAGATTAACTGCATATAAATGTCCTGCAGGTATTTGGACAATAGCATATGGTTGTACCCATCCTAATGGAAAACCTGTATATCCAGGAATGATTTGTACTCATGATGAAGCTATTGAATGGTTCCTGGAAGAAATAAAACATTGTGAAGAAGCAATCAGTAAAATGGTTGCAAAACAAATTACCAGGCATCAATTAAGTGCATTAGTTGACATGGGTTATAATTTGGGTACCGGTGGCCTAGCAAAATCTTCTGTTGTTAATGATTTGAACATGGGTTGTGTTCAATCTGCAGGTGAAAAACTTTTAACTTATAACAAAGCTCATGTTAATGGTGAGTTAGTTGAATTACCTGGTCTCACTAAACGATGTAAATATCGTTATAGAATATTTAACGAAACAGATGAAGCTGCATTAGCTCCACTTGATCTCGAAATACCGACTCCGGAGGAGCTGGCTGAAATTGAATCTGCTGGTATTGAAAAAATACAACTTGAAAGCTGGAATGATATGATAAAAGATTTTAATAATAATCTTCCTCAGGTACCGGCATGAAATTTAAATTATTGAAAGGTATAAAATGATTACTCAAATATTATTATTCGTTGGATTATATGTAGTTGCCCTTATAGGTATGTTTTCTCATTTTCTTAAAAAAGTGAAAATGGGTGAAACTTCAACAGATATTAAAAATTATTTCAATGATCATTTTCTTGATACTCTCCAGGCTTTAATAGCTACAACAGTTTCATTTGTGGCTT